GCAGGAGCCTCTTCAACAACAGCTGCGGTTTCTTCAACAGCGGCTGCTTCTTCAACTGCAGGAGCTGTTTCTTCAACTACTGCATTTTCTGTGTTTTCTGACACTTCATTACCTCCTTCTGCGTTTGCCTGTTTTGCGATATTTGTATCAGGCAACGGTAATCTTGAATTCTTAAAAGAATCAAGAATCTTATCTATTTCTTTTGATTTATTAATATCAGTACTTTCAACCCATCCTATTAGTGATGCTTGCTTTCCACTAACTGGGGAAACATATTGAGATTCTTCCGACATAAATACCGAATCAGAATCTTCACAATAAAAAATATTTTCTATTTTTGTTTCTGCAGCAATTCCCTTAAACATTAATTTTCCATTCATCTTCTGAATAGAAAGAATGTTGCATAATTCATTTGCTGGTGAATCTACAATTGATAATTCTACTAATGCATATTCTTTAATAAAGCGAACTGGTTTACCAGTTGCTTTGTTTACTTCGTTTTCTGAATCTACAATCTTTCCACCAATTGAGAATCCTGCCAAAGTTCCATCAAGAATTTTTTCCCAGGTATCTTGTGCACCTTTAGAAATGTATGCATCTACATAAACGCCATTATAAAATTCTCTTGTGTTTGGATCATAATAAGTTTCTGGCTTGAAAGAAATCATCTTGCCCACCGCATTAGATCCGTGCATCTCACGAATGTTGCCACGGAAAGACTCAAATGCTTTTAGGCTAGCTTCCTGAGTTACAACATCGCCAGTTTGATCTAGGTTGTCTAATGTTGCAAAACCAGAAACAGTTCGCTTTTCACGATTTACTTTTGTAAAAGGAACTGATAAACTGATATTGTCGCCATCAGCAAACCACAGAGATTTTTCAATATTCATATGCTTAATTTTATCTATTTGTATATAAAAAGGCAAATAATGGTTGAGTAAGACTAGTCAACTTGAGGGCCGTCGCCCTTTGCATTTCTGCCTTCCCCAGAAATATCTGGAGATGTATTTTCTCTTTCTTGATCCCGTGTTCTTGAATTATTTGCTTGAGATCTTACCTCTGCCTGATCCTGTGGCTTTAATACAACAACCTGGTCTCCTCCATCTATAGGCACCATGCCTTTTCTAATTCTAACTTCATTTGGAGTAATTACCTGCATTCTTAAATAACGCTCATCAATTTTAGACTGAGTGTCCTCATCGGTAAGAGCCAGCTCATTAAATTTAATTTCTAGAGCATCTGTCATTTCAGAAATAAGTCTATTTAATTTCTTTTCTAAATTCTCTTGTGCTGGTCGACATACCTGTTCTTTAAATGTCTTATCAGCATCTCGTGCTGCCGCTAAATTAATTCCTTCTGGTGTTCCAATTTTATTTACTGGTGTTCTATGTGCCATTAGAATTTCATCACGATTTGATTTACGATAAACATTAAATGAAGATTCTTGAGGATTGGCCTCAATTGGTTCCATCTTAAATTCAGTTTTTGATTCCGAAGTATCTGGTGGCAATGGGATATAAAGAGACCTATGATTTTTACCTTTTAATCCAACCTGGAAAAATTCAAGCAACTTGCGCTCGGACTCTGGAGCAAGCTTTGCTCCCTTTACTGTAATAATATATCTTGGCACTGCCTTATTTTCAAAATAGTCTAAGTTATATTTTCCAGCAAATTCATTACCAGTCATTGCATTTGCTGCAGCTACAATGTCTGGAATTCCATAATAGTTATTCATTGGAGTATATTTCTTCAAATGAATAATTTCATTTGGGCGATCTGATCCATCTGCTATTGGATTAGGGGTTTCTGTGTCTCCATAATTTCTAAAGAATACCGCTTTGCCGTATAGAAGCTGAATAAATCCATCCCGCAGACGGCGTACACGCATTGTCTTTGCTGGTATATGTCCAATATATCCTATCTTGCCAGATGTTGTTCTGCCGATTTCAAGATAACCATTTCCAGTTGCCTCTATATCTGTATAAAATTTAATAAGCGTTTCTTTAAATGTTTCTTCTTCGTTGCAATCTTCTAACCAGTTATGAAGGTCTTGGCGAAGTCTATTTAGCTTTCTTCGTGCCCGTTCTAATTGAACTTCATTTGTAATACCATCAAATGCTTCTATAGTTTTGCGAGTTTCGATAAAATCAAATCCTAGGCCGACAATGTTTGATACCTTTGCATTTACTGCTGCATAGTTGTATGAAGAGATTTCATAAATCTGAGAAAGATACTCAAGGTTATATGGTGGCTCAATAAGGTCAAACATATTGTAGCCTGATATGGCCTGAGCCATAAGGTTTTGCTGTGTTTCTGTTCCATCAACACCAACAAATCGTTTTTGTAATTCTCTTGATACCTTGCGTCGGAAGTTTGGGCCAAGACCATATACCTTCTTTAAATCTTCTCCGCTTATCTTAAATGGATCATTTGTCTTTTCAATTGTTGGATTATTAAAAATCATCCAGTCAGCAGAATTTGATATTTGAATATCCTGAGATTCTGTATCGTCTATATGCTCCACCACTATCTCCCGTTTTTATTCATAGCCTTTAGGCTATCCTTGTATTCTCCAATATCCAGCGGATCTGGAGTCAATCCCCACTTCAATCTTTGTTGCTGGTACTCAAACTCTTCATCGTCAATTTTACGACGGCCCGACAAAAATTTTGGACTACCCTCATAAATTCCATACGATCTTACAGCTTTTGCTAGCAGTTCTATTCTCTGCCTATTACCCTTTTTAGAGGCAATTGATAAAAAGTTACCATCGTCATCGCCTATCCATCGTCCGTCTGGCATTTCCCAGACATAGGTTCCTAATGTAGTCTCTTCATCATTTATTTTAAAGCCTGTTTTCTTAATGTCCATAGGCTAACATTTTACCATTCTTTTAAGTCAAAGTCCATATTTTGTCATAACAAATGACAAAATTATATAGTTTCTAGCACAATCCAGTCATTATTATAGGTGCTAATGCCAGTTTCTGTCATTGCAAATGACGGTTCTGTAACCACTATATCTGGTCTGCCAATATAATAATCATAATGATCTTCTACTGTTGATTGAGAAAGGGCGGTTTGATAAATCCCTAAATAGGAATATGAGTTTCTAGGTCCATTATTAGTCCATAATCCAGACTCTACTTTAACATTAAACCACAATTTTGTTGTAACATCCGCCGATAAAACTATTACTATGTGGTGAGGCTGGTTAGCTACTAGGTAGGACGATATATTTGTTGCAGAGGTCCTATCTACTCCATTTACATAAAATGCTGATACTTCTGAGCCTTTTGATATAACCCCGCTTCCATTCCAAGAATAATAAGAGTTGCTATTTCCATAGTATAAGTAGTTGGCGGCTGTGCTGATTGGGGTAAACATCATTTCTACCGTTCTTACATTTTTCTCAGTATTAATTGCAAATCCAGCGGGATAGGGTGTGATTCCAAGTTTACTATTACGATGAAGTGGGGAATATGCCAGAGATCCTAAATCATAATCCCAAACAGTAAGATCTATTGATCCTCCGTCTGGCTGGACTGGAGAAATATATTCTGGACCATTTTCTGCATATATAGTTTTGTTATCATAAAAACTAAATACTAAATAATATAACTTTGGAATATATTTACTTGCATCAGTTGTAGATAAAGTTATTCTTATATTTATAAGAGTTTCGGAATTAAATGAAGATTGAAATACTGGTGGAATACTTAAATCTAGTTGTCCGCCTAATTTATATTGAGAAATTATTTTACCGTTTTCACAAGCAACATATGTTGTTCCGCCATCAACACTTACTTCTATAGTAACGCCTTCTGTTCCAGCCCATTCTACTTTTGAAGAAAGCAATCCTATATTTGACGGTATTGAAAATGCATCTGTTAAAACTACTGTTTTTGATTCTACAGTATCTGATGGAACAACTGAAATATATTCACCTATTTCGTTATACATTAAATCTTCATCAAAAAATGTAGCCCATGGTCTTTGGTTTGGGTACTTAACCATAACCCGCTTTTTAATTTTGTTGTCTGATCCGATTATTAATATTCCTTGATCTGATTCAACTATTTGAATTGGTGGAATTGTAGACGAACTTGTAAAATGATTTAATATTTTTTCTGAAGGAAGGGCATACCTATATACCGCAGGGGCATCTACAATAAATGAATCAGAAGCATTTGCGGTAGGTCCAACTTGTAATTGAATTGATGTGTTCGTAAATAAAAAGTCTGTTAAATTTTTTAAACTAACAAGGCGACCATTTACATAAATAAATGCTCTAGTGTTTGCATATACTGCAACAACATGCATTGCTTTTGATGGATCTTCTACTGTATAATCAAGTCTTTCTGTATCTAGTTTAAATACTATATTGCCTTTTTCCCAGAATATGCCAATGTTTTCAGTTGGGTCTGCAAAAATAGTTGTTGTATTTGTTGTTGTTATTGTAGGATAAATCCATACTTCTAGAGAAAAATCATTGTCTGATGTATACTTATTTGCAAAACCGCCGCTGGCGGTAGAACCATAATAATCTTTAGTAACAGGTAAAGTTATATATTGGGTAGTTGTTATTTTACTTCCTGATACCCCGCCTGGAACCAATGGGAAAATATTAGTTGTTAAAGATCCAGTGTATGTTCCATTATTTCCACATCCAGATGAATCAGATGCAGTTGTTCCAGATGTTTCGTCTAACATCCAAAAACCTATTGGATGATCTTTTAATACTTTTAATTGATATGACATTATATTCCTTTACTTTGCATATCTAACTATTACAATACCAGAACCGCCGTTACCTTGAATACCTGTTGTATTTGTTAAGCCACCACCACCACCCGTATTGGCTATTCCATTTTCACTTCTATTGGCTCCACCACCGCCTCCAAGAGCATAAGTACTAATGCCGCTTCCAGCATAGCCAGCACCACCGCCTGAAAAATAGTAGTTACCACCTGAGAGTTCTCCAGTAGATGTCGCTGCTCCCATAGCGTTGATAAGTGAGTCATATTTGCCAATACCACCAGAAGCAGCACCATTAACTATTGCGGTTGCAGCAGCAGCGCCAGCACCACCACCACCTGCACCAGCGTAGGCAACACCTTGACCACCATTATTACCATAAAAGTTTGTAGCACCAGTTCCAGTTTGTGTTGTTGTTCCACCAGCAGTTCCATCTTTACCGCCACCGCCTCCACCAGAACCGCCATTTTGTCCAGCAAACGAAGGGGTTGTTGATTTACCACCACCACCTCCGCCACCTACAGCGACGGTCAAAGCACCAAATGATGAGTTTGCTCCTGGAGAAGATGCAGTTCCATCGGCAGGAGATTTAGCCCCTCCAGCGCCTACAGTACAAGTATATCCAGTTGCTGATAAAGATTGGTTAGTAAAGGTAATAACGCCTCCACCTCCTCCACCGCCACCAGCATAAACACCAGCACCACCACCACCTGCGACAACTAACACATCTGCAGTCAATGCTTGGCTAGGCGTGAATGTACCGCTAGAAGTAAAGAGGTGATAGACATAACTTGCATCGTCATACACCATTCCACCAGTCGCCTTGATTTGGGCAGTCGTCTTGGAGATGCCATACAAGGTGGCTGTGGAGTATTGGGCAAAGTTAGTTCCACCGTCTATTTTGATTGAAGTTATTGCTGCGGTATTAGACCATAATCCTGCGGTCATACCAACCAATGCTGCCGTTGCGTTGTTTTCTCTTACGGTATCAACAGAAACAGATTTGTTGGTTGAACCAGCATAGTTTGGTATATAAACCTGATTGTTAGAAAATGTTGAAGCCGTTTCCGTTGATGCGTTAGCATAGTTTGAATAATCTATGGCTGTCGTTACAGCATTATTTTCGCTAGCCGCAGAACTTCCGTTTCCATATAAAAGTTTAGAACTGTAACCAGTTGTGGAACCATTAAAACTTACTCGGAAGTTTACTGTACCAGAAGAACTTCTTGTTGAACTTACGAGAACCAAATCAGTATAAGTCTGTGGGATATTGGTAAACTCTATATTAGCAGCACCACCACTACCAACAGTGACGGTCTCGATCTTGACCATTGTGCCATTAAGTGCCATTAGACTGCATACCTCACAATCACGATACCTGAACCGCCATTTCCACCAGTT